CAAGAGGGAGGGCCCTCTTAAAGAGAGCCCTCCGAGTAGTCTGGTTAACTACTCAACTCTTGCAGTTCCCCGCTGATTTGCAGGAAACGCGACAGAGTGTTTACAAACGCTGTCCGCTTTTTCTGAAGCTGTCTCCGAATGGAGAGTGGCTTACCAAGTCCACGAATTTCTTCGTAAGAGGTGGTTTTACGAACCAAAACACCTTGTAAAGGATCCGATAATGGTTCTGTAGAAGAATAAGCGGAAACACTGCTTCCGTTCCAGATCACGGTTCCCGAAGGAGTCACAATGTGACTAGTCGGGATGACGGATCGAAATTTTGGCAGAAGGCGACACAAAACGTCGTTTGTATAACTGTTGAAAGACAAGTCATACTCCCGAAGTAAACGTGTTAGATCACGTATACGTTCTGTTAACAAATTAGAACTATACCCTACTTCGGCTCTTCTGTCACGGGTTAGCCACATAGCTATCCACGCTAATAAGAGCGGTTCCTCTTTAGAAAGAGAGGCCACAGTTGACCCCCGTTTCTTAAAGGTACCACCTAGGGACTTCGGCAGCTGAGAGATAGCCTTTAAAAGCTGAATCTTGCGCTTACTCATCCTTAGCTCTTCAAGTATAGATTCACCATGAACTCTTACATATGCGAAAGCATTGTTCAAATCCACGGGCTGCTGTCTAGTCAATTCAATGACACGTTTTTTGGTTATTATACGGCCAAGAAATTCAGCAACTTTGTTTGACACCAGCGTTTTGCTGCGTTGTAGTGGAACACCTATACTTGACATCGACTCAGAGTAGCGATTAGCCAACTCCTCGTCCCAGATGACCACATCATCGATAAGAACCGCATAAAGGTCACGGTCCTCACCGTAGATCTCTTTGCAGAGTCCACGAATGTGGTATAAATGAGTGGTATGTAGTGCCATCGCACTAGGTAACAGTCCTAAGGGTTGACCAACAGTGAAGTTAATACTACGGAGCCCAGTGAATTCCTGAAGTTGTTTAGACAACATGAATTCTCCCTTTGAACATTCGGCAAAAAGGCCTACTAGTTCAGGCAAAATAGTATCAGTAACTGTTCCATCGGTACAGGGTAAGGAGTTAATCAACTTACCTGAAGAATCATACCAATTGATGATTCTCTTCGACTCTTCGTGGGTGCGTTGCATCCAGTCGAGTTGCAGACCGAGAGGATAGTTATTTGAGGCGTCACTTAGGTCAAAGGACCAACATTTGTTACCCTCTTTGAGAGCGCGACGTACTCTTTTCCGACCAGCATCCTGA